TAAGCATAAATCCCTTAGTTTAGCCCCTAATATTTCATAGCAATTATTAAGGTATAAACTAAATCTATCACTAAATAAATCTTATATTTCCTCGGCTAAACTATTGTATTTGATATATATAATATGATATACTTAAGATAATAGAGATTAGTATTATAGACATCTATTAGTCGAACACACAAAAGACTATATAATACAGTTATTAGTTAACTATAAACTAATTAATATAATCATATAGATTATGGTTATATACTTAATATATACTTATACTATAATGATAATATAGTATATTAAATACTCTATTAGTAACGATTATGCCTATAAATATACAAAGTTTAAATAACTATAACTATAATATCAATAAATCTTTAAGGGGATTTTAATATGTCTGGAAAGAAGGGCAGAAGCGGCAGAAAAAGTATTGAACAAGAATTCGGAAAATATCGCATAATATCTAAGGCATGGAGAAAAGTCAATCGTAAGTTAGATATGACTGATAAACAAGCCTATGATATAGCCGGTTCAATGGTAGTCAAAGACATGACAGCTAAAGAGGAAGTTAAGAGCGATGTAACTTTGTCAGCTACTGAACAAGCCGAAGTCAATGCCATCTATGATAGATTAAAGTCAAAGGAATTGACAAGGAATTAATATCATAACTCTAATGAATATATATGGTTATAATATAAGATTAATCAATAGTCATAGGCAGATAGGGGGGGAGGGGCAACACACCCTACCCATGGGGAAATAAATACAAGGGTCTCCCCTACAAATTTCTGGTAAAATTTTAGGAATTTAATATGAATAATAGTTATAAGTCTAATAATGGTAATAGGTTATATAAGTAATAGTCATAGCAATAGGTTAGATTAAATGGGTGCTAAATCAAGGGCAATCTATAAATCAGGGTGCATAAAGAGTTGTAAGAACCGTGGAATTAAATGTAAGGATTGTATTAAATATAGTGAATATAAGGATAGTAACCAATGAGCTTAATCTATTACATAGCCTTTAACAATAACCTTTATGGTTACTTTAAACTAGGCAGACTCATAGACCTATTCCAGATGGATTTAATCATAGGATTACTCATAGCCATATTAGTCATGGAAGTAAGACGATGGAAACGATTAAAGGATTTATGATATGGCTAACTGGAAAGATGAACTCTGGAAAGCAGGTAAAGAAATCTTACATAAAGGCGGTGAAATCAGGGTCAATGTAACAAAGAGAGGACAGAACAGGATAATTATTATCCAGAAATTCCCAGAGAATTATATCCGCTGTGATGAGGAGACAATAGTAACTGATGATTAATGAGGAGGCTAAATCCACCGACGATTAACCAACTGAATATGGGGCAATAAAGATGAGATAAATAAACCTGGTAGTATTAAATTACTGCATTAAACTAAGTCATCTATTTTGCCCCAGCCTGATTCTACTAAAGGCTTTGTATCCACTATACCAGAATTCAAAACAGATAAGCTGGTGCCGCTAGGCTTGGTGGTGCAAAGCCTTTTTTTTATATTGAAACCAATTATTTATAGCATAGTATTTATATTATTAATGTATCTTCTATTTAAGGACAAATGATTAAACTAAGACAATCCATAGAAACCAAAGTAGCATTCTTCGACAATGCCATATTCCTTGCCAAAGAAGAAGCCAAGCCAGATAGCCTCATTAAAATCCTTCTCTATGAGAAGGAACGCTGGCTCTGTCGTAATGACCTCTATCACTTAGGCAAAATCACTGGTCACTCTAAATTCATAGACCCATTTCACCGAGACCTATGCGATAAAGTCAGCTTAATGAACTGGAATATCGTACATAAGGGCGTGCTTCCCAAGCACCCTGATATGTTAGATGTTTCCGAAGTAACCGATAACCCAGACGAAGACTTCAACAATGAGAGATTATTCCTTCTCTTTAGGTCAGCCTTCAAAACTACCATCATCACCAAATTACATAGCGTCCAGTTACTATTAAATTTCCCTGAAATCCATATAGCCATATCCCATAACACCCAAATCAATGCTTCAGATAACTTAGAGAGTGTCAAAGCATTATTCCTATCTACCAGGATTAAAGACCTCTTTAAAGACTATATCCCCAAAAGAACCGACTGGGGCAACAAGACAGGTTTCAGTCTTGCAAACCGCAAGAACTTTATAATGACAGGCGATAATGTAGAAGCCATAGGTATAGGAACCCAAGTCATAGGTCGTAAATACCATGTATTTAAGAACGACGATATAGTTACTGATGAAAGCGTAACCAATGAGGAACAGATTAAGAAATCCAGAGATTACCTTGAACTCCATAAATCCCTATTCCTTAACCCCTCTCTCCGCATTGAAGATTATGCTGGCACAAAGTATCACTTTGCTGATGCTTACTCAAAACTCCAAGAAGACCCTCAAGTAGAGAAATGTATAATCCCATTAGAGGATAGCCAAGGCAAATGTGCCTTACCTGAAATGTTCAGTGCCAGTGGTATCAAGGGTTTAAAGACTGACAGCTATATCTGGAATTGCCAATATCAATTAAATCCCACCGACCCTAAGAAGATAAGGTTCACCAAAGATATGATTTCTACTTTCACCACTATCCCAAGCGGTCTCACAAACTATCTCGTAGTAGACCCAGCCGATAGTGAAGAAAAGCGTGCCTGTTATACCGCTATGAAAGTCATAGGAGTAGATGGTGATGGCGAGTGGTTCTGGTTAGATGGCATATTCGATAAGATAGACGATAGAGCCAGAATAGACGAAGCCATAAGACTAGCCACAAAATGGCGTGTATTTGAAGTCCTATGGGAAAACCTATCCTTTGGTAGAACCGATTGCCGAAACTTTGAAAGGTCTTCACAACTTTTATCCAAAGAAGAAAGGACTTGGGGTTCCGTCAGAGAAATAGGTGCATCAAGAGTTTCCAAAGACGATAGAATACTAGGTCTTAACAATATGTATTCAAGAAGGAAAATCCACTGGCTTCCAAGCCTAAACTATTACTCCAAGTTTGAAGGCAAGAACATTGACTTAGTCGAGAAACAGAAATATGAATTTATAGGTTTCCCACTCGTATCCCATAAAGATTTACTCGATGCTGAAAGTTTTATGCTTCAAATAGACTTAATCAAAGGAGACAAGTTCCAGAAACCAGAAGTATCTAAATTTGCCCATATAACCGACCCAGTTCAGCGTGGTCAAACCGAAGTATTCTGGAACGACTTTAGTATAATGAAAGCAAATGAAATGGGTGAAGAAAACGCAGTAGTGGAGTTTGAAACTATATGACAAGAGAATCAGTAAGCCAATTCTTAATCGGACAGAAGGATAAGACCAAAGAAGAAGTATTAGCCAACTTTGCTTCTTACGCCATCACCATTGGCGAGAAAGTAGAAAAACTGGGTAAACTAATCTCTGATTTAAGGAGTTATCCAGAGTGGACTTGGGGAGAATAATGAGAAATCTACGATGCCCTTCCTGTCAAGTCATAGTAGGTAAGGTAGAGGAAAATAAATTAATCCTTAGAACAGGATATGGTTCACGCCAAGTTTTCCATGTCCTTGAAAATAAAGGTGTATTAACCTGTTGGAATTGCAAAGAAATTATAACCATAGGAGAAAATCATGGGAAAATTAACCAAGAAAGCGGAAGCCTTAAATCAGAACCCGTCTATAAGTAGGATTATAGGTTTAGTAGAAGAAATGGCAGTGGCAATAGATAGTTTATTACCTAATGATAAGTGTGAAGAAATAGTAAAAGAAACTGATAATGACTTAATAAATTTAGTAGAAGCTAAACCAAAGAGAAAGAAAAAAAATGTTTAAGTGTAAATCCTGTTTATCTAAAGATAAAGAAATAGAATATCTAAGGATTCAAAATAAAGACCTCTTAGATAGGATTATGGCTTTCACTAAAGACACCTTATATACCTATAAGAAAGAGACAGGCGATTTACCTCCTCTATATCCTTATAGCCTTGATGATAAAGGTGCTATAGTTAGCGAAGAAACTACCGACATTAAATCAGCAAAGGAAGATATTTATAGGGCATTTGCTGAAGAACCGATAACTGTGGAAGAACTCAATGCCAAATAAGTTAGAAGAAGCTTTTGATAATATATTAGGAGTGGGAACTGCAGAAGCCGCTACTACTCCAGAAGCCAAGAAATTCATTAGGAAACAAGAAGGTAAAAAGCAGATAGGCAAGTCTGGTAAGGTAATTTCTAATGCAGGAATAGAACAAGCAACCTATGATGAATTAGTAAAGAAATATAAATTACCTAAAAAAAATGTATCTGATTTATCAGAATCTGAAATAAATAATGTCTATGATAAATACTTTGAAGATGTCCCTTATGAAAAACTACCATCAAAGACAGCAATCTCAATGTCAGATTATGCTTTTCACCAAGGAAAGACTCAAGCCAATAAAGAATTACAACGTGAAGTTGGAACTAAAGATGACTCAATTATAGGAGATAAGACTTTATCTAAAGTAAATAATTACACTTCAAGCAAATCTGATAAAGGGTTAGCTGACGCATTGATAAAAAGACGTAAAGATTATCAGAAGACAAAATCAAATTATAATAAAAATAAATCAGGTTGGAATAATAGATTGGATAATTTAAGAAAAGAAATTGGAGAATAATTTATGGCATATGAAGAACTAGACATATCCAAATCCACTACACCAGAAGACATAGCCAGTAAAATAGAGACTTATTATCAGCAAGACCTATCTGATAAGTTACTCCGTGCTCAATCTTGGGACGAGGCTATAAGATTTTATGATGGAGACCAGCACATAGAGTATAATTTATCCTTAAGCCGTTTCCAGCAAATCAGGACATCAAAGAATAATGATTATATTCCTCGTCCTACAACTAACTATATTTTACCTAATGTTAAGACCATAGTAAGCCAACTGACTAAGCAACGCCCTCAATCCCAAGTAAGGAGTAATTCTAAAGACCCTCAAGATATAGGAGCCTCTAAAGTATCCGATTTAGTCTTAGATGTCAAACACGAGGAACTCCGAGAAGAAGAAAAGCAGATGGAAAAAGCCTACTGGGGAACTATCTGTGGAACAGTATTCAAGAAAATCTTCTGGGATGAGTCCACTACCAAAGTATTAAAAGTACCTAAATATAAGATTATTGAACAACCTATTGAACAACCAATAGAGCAATCTCTTGAACAACCCCTTGAAGAAAATCTCACTTCCGAAGTTGCACCCAGTGATGGACAACCCGAAGGCACTTCAAGTGCTCCTCAAACTCAATCAGTAGAAGTAAAAGATGGCTTTGATGAATTTCCAGTAGGTGATGTAAATAGTCAAGTAATCCCACCCTTCAATATAGCTATACCTTTAAATACCCGTAGCCCACTTGAACTTGACTGGATTATGGAATACTCTATCCAAAAGATAGACTGGATTAAAGAACAGTATGGTAAATCTGGTAATGGATTTACAGGAAAAGCCAATGAAGTAACCGAGGAGAAAACCCTCAATGCCGTCCTCCAGCTTGAATATAAACTCCGCTCTCTAGTAGGTCGCAGAACTGGCGGTCAATCAAGCGGAGAGAGTATGCAACTCAAAGACTCTGCAGTATTAAAGGAGTGGTATCATAAACCCACCCTTAAATATCCCAAGGGTCGTATGGTAGCAGTAGCAAATGGCAAAACCCTCTATGACACTCCCCCTGAAGATGGCTCTCCTTATTATGTAGATGGTTTTGACGATTCTTGGCACCCATATGTAGAGTGGAGATTTGAAATAGTCCCTGGAAGATACTGGGGCAAAGGTGGAGTAGAAGAACAAATCCCAATCCAGCGTAGGATTAACTCCATAGATGCCTTAATAATCCTTAATCGCAGGACAATGGCAATCCCTCAATGGTTAATCCCAGAGGGTAGTGGAGTTCCCAACGGCTATATTTCTGGTAAGCCAGGTCTTAATATCCCCTATCGCCCTGTAGGAGCCAATGGTGCTAAACCTGAAAAAGTTCCTGCTACACCAGTATCCCAAGATGTATTTAAGGAACGAGAACAAGCTGTCGTAGATATTAAGCGAGTAGGTATGACCCAAGATGTATTAGAGGGCATAAATCCTACTGGAGTAAAGACCGCCTACCAATTAGAACAACTCCAAGAAAATGCCCTTGCAATGTATGGCTCTGTATTTCAAAGGTGGGAAAAATCCTATGAGAGAGAAGAAATTAAGAAATTATTATTAATCTCTAAACGCTATAAGGAACCCCGCCCTGAATTTGGCAAGAAACTTAAAGCCATCAATAAAGACATTACCGACATAGATTTAGGAATGTTTATGGGTAGTGACCTTAAAGATAATGTTAATGTAAGAGTAGAAGTTGGCTCATCTATCCCTCGCAGTAAGGCAGGAGAAAATGCCCTATTAAGAGAAATGGTCAATGGCAAAATCCTTGATGTAGTAGGCAATGCCATTAACAAAAAGGAATTCTTAGAGAAAATGGGGCTTAAAGGAAAGTTTGACAATGAGAAAAATTGTGACATAACCAGAGCCGAGTGGGAAAACTCCATAATTGAATATGGCGAAATCAAAGGTTTACTCATTGACCCAAATAACCCTGATGCCAGTGTCTTAGAATTAGATGACCACGAGACCCATATAATCACTCACTCTATCCGTATGAAAGACCCTAATGTATCAGTAGAAACCCGTCTTAAATATCTTACTCACATAGAGGAACATTTAACATATCTTAAAACTGGTATCCAAGCTCAAGGTGGTGGGAATATGGCAGAACCCCAACTTAATCCTGATGATGTTAAAATGGGTCAACCAGAAGGGGGAGGTCAAGTTGTCTAATCTGTCTGAAGCATTAAAGCATAAGAAAGATGGAGAGAAATGTAAAGGTAAGCATAAGGGTAAAGGTAAAATGCTATCTATGGCTTTAAATAAATTTAAGCCATCTAAACATAAATAAAGGAGGAGATAGTTATGGCAGAAAAAGGAAAAGGAATAATGGACAAGGGTCCTGGAGATTTTAAGGGCTCACCCAAACCTGGAAGTTTCAGAGGCGACTCTGGAAGCTCATCCGCCAAAGGTGGTGGAGAGGGAAAGTCGGACGAAATAAAGGGGTAGTATGGGAAAACTAACAGAAGGTAAACAATCCTTACCAAAAGAACCTATAATTGCTACCAAGTTTGACGGGGAAGCACCTAATACTGGGATGAAAACAGGTCCCAAGAGTAAATTTAGTTATTCTCCCAAACCTACAAAGCAGTTAGGTGACAGCGGTAGAGGATAATCTCAAATGAGCGTCTCGTCAGCGTAACAAGACGATAAACAGGGGGGCTTTATGCCAGAGGAAATAAAAGAAGACACTTCCGCTTTGGAAGCCGAGGTCGAAAAATCATTGGACGAAGATACCAATTCAGAAGCGACCACTGAAGAAACTTCAGAAGAAAAAGTAGACTCCACAGAGAAACTGGACTCTGAAAAAACAGTAGAGGAAACTGAAACTTCAGAAAAAGTAGAGGATAAGGACGACGAGGACAGGTTTGACAAGCACCCTCGTTTTCAAAAGTTAATCCAAGAGAGAGATTTAGCTAAACAAGAGCGAGATGAAGCAATAAGCGAGGCACGTGAAGCAAAGGTAATCAAGGAAACTTTAGGGGAAATGAGTTTAGATGAACTTAAGAACCTTAAGAATGCTTCTGGTTTACTTAAGAAGTATCCTAAACTTAGGGAACAAATCCAAAAGCAACTGGACGAATACCCTTATGGTAATGAAGAAGTCAAGGGTGAAGTAGATAGCCTTAAAAGTGAGATAGCAAAAGATAGGGAAGAACGATTGCTGGATAAGTATGATACTCAAGTAGATAAACTTATGATAGATAAGAAAGTCGGCAACGATATAAAAACTATCGTAAAGGAAATACTTGATAATCGTGTAGTAAATCAGCGTATCTCTTTAGAAAATGTCCCGAAGGCTTTTGAAAAAGTCTTAAAGGACATCGAAACTTTCCAACGCAAGACTTTAGCTTCTCACATAGAGGATAGGGGTAAGATTAAGAATATCCCAGCTACTACCAAATCCAAAGGCAAGGAAACCGTTACCAAAAAGGAACCCGAAGAAACCGAAGACCTTGTAAACGATATTGCCTCCGAACTTAAATCTTCATCTAAAGAATTCGGAGAGGAGTGATTTTAAATGGCAGTCACAACGACCACATTAGGGGGATTACTCAAACGCAAATATGGAAGTAGAGTAACCCAGCAGCAGAATAAAGCTGCCTTCTTTTACAAGATGCTCCCTAAGTCAATTTATAAGCCCACAGGCGTTGGATTCTATGCCGCAGTTGAAGTGGCAGGAAACCAGGCAGGTGGCGGTGCTATAAATGAGACAGAAGCATTACATACAGCAGGAAATCCTACTACAGTCCAGTTTGTTATTATCCCTAAGATTATGTCTTGGGTAATAAATATCTCTGGCTTGTCAAGGGCTGTATCAGAAGGCAACGAAGCATCCTTCGCAACTGGCTTGGTTCGCCAATTTGACGAAGCGTTAGAGAACACAATCAAAGATGTAAACCGTCAATGTTATGGCAATGGTATGGGAACCATGGCTATAAAGAACGGAACTTCTACAAGTTTAACCCATGCTTTTGATGATGTAATCTATCTGAAACCAGGAATGATTGTAGATAGTTACGACTCAACTGGGACAACTCGTGGGAATAACTCCGCTACAATAGTATCAGTAGATAGAGCCAATAAACAGGCAACTTTTGACTCTTCAATTACTCTTACCGATAATGATATATTGGTTAGAGAAGAAGCACTTGCATCTGCACCTAGCGATGGAAAAGAATTAGCTGGCACAAAACTCATCGTAGATGATGGTACAGAAGCAACGACTTTCCAGGGTTTATCAAGGACAACTTATCCTATCCTTAAAGGTAACATCATAGACGCAGGTTCAGTTAATCTGACGAATGATTTACTCCAAAGGGCTGCGGATGAGGTTAGTATAGTTGGTGATGGAAAAGTAGATATGTTGGTGTCAAGACATGGTCAAAGGCGTAAATATCTTGACCTTTGCATATCCGATAAACGCTTTATGTCAGGCAAGCTCGATAGGGGCTATCAGACAATAGAGTGGAATGGTCTTCCTTGGTACATAGATGTAGACTGCCCAACAGGTGAAATACAGGGCTATACATCAAAGTATCTGGAAAGGTTTGAAGTAAGAGGTATACATCTTGCTGATGATGATGGAGCAGTCCTGAAATGGGGCGGGTCAGCAGATACATATACCGCTTATTATAGGTTATATTCAAATTTAGGGAGTCTGAAACCAAATGCACATTTCAGATTGAAAAACCTGAATGAACCTACGGGGTCTAATTAGAAAGGGGGTAAACTAATATGAAAAAGTTATTCTTAGTTTCCCTTTTTCTGATGTTGATATTTGGACTTTGTAATCCAGTAAGTGCATTGATTACTACTGAAAATGTTGATAAGGATACTTTTCAGTATGAAGTCCCATATGCTTTCGCTACGACCGATATGGGTGCTGCTCAAACAGTTGCTGAAATAACCGTCTCTCCCGCTGTTTCTGGATATTATTATACTATACCCAGAAGTGGTAGGTTAGTAGGCATTTCAGTAGCTGCAAATACTGCTGTAACATCTGGTGGTGCTACATTTGATGTAACTATTAATAGTTATGTCACTGGTATACAGACAGTCTTGCAATCAGGTACAGCAAGGACAGCAGTGGGGAATTCTGGTGCAGGTGGGACTACATATGCCTATATGCGTCAGGATAGGTCAGAAACAGCTGCTTCAAGAGGGTTCAGAGTATCAAGTGATAGAGCAAGTTATCACAATGCCGAGAATTCATTTGGAAAAGCAACACCTCTTGTCGCTGGTGATAGGATAGGAGTAAAAGTTACTACATCGTCTGGTTTTGCTCCAATGACTAGCGATTATTTTGTAGTAATCTATGTGTTAGAGTAGAACTAAATTGGTGGGGGTAGGGAAACCTGCCCTCATCAATATTTATATGAAACTAAAAAAGATACTATTATATATATCTATATTTATAATCCCATTATTCATCTATCCCATTATGGTAAATGGCATAAAAATAGATATGCGTTCAGCAAGGGAAATAGCTTTTTATTCATTTGGAATATTATCCCTATCTTACCTATTAAAGAATAAATGGTTAAGATATTTCCTCATCTGGTGTGTCATAAGTTGGTGGGGAAATTTCTTTATTCCTAACAATAGCTATATAGGATTAACTAATATCTTATCAGCTATATGTATATATTTAGGAATAAGCTATTTATTAAAGATAGGATACTTAAAAGTAGATACCCTATTAAAGATTATCTGTATCACTGTCTTATTCCAAGTAGCTTGGATGACAATGCAGGTATGCCATTTTGACCCAGTATTTCACCCCATAAATGCAGATGGGGCAATGGGTGTGGGAAATGTTCCATTAGTCGGCTGGAGTGGAAATCCTTCAATCCTTGGAATATTCATAGCCATTAACTCATTTCTATTACTACATTATTTCAAAATTAAAGGTTTACCAATTCTATTTATCCTATTATTAATCCCAATAATTATGTTAAAGAATTCTACTACATTTATATGCTATGCTTCAGGAATATTATTCTACTTAATGAACACAAAATTCAAGGGCTGGAAAATTAGGAAACCCATATTATTACTTTATATTATAGCTTTATCAGCCATATTCTTTATCTTTATAAAATCTCCAAACTTTGACAGGCTTCCAATCTGGAAACAATTATTCTGTAATGGTATTAAACTTAATCCCATATTTGGCAAGGGAATAAACTTCTTTGGTCAACTTCAAATCTATGACAAAGGCGGCACACCTTGGGATAAAGCCCATAATGATTATTTACAAATGATACTAGAATTAGGCTTAATAGGATTTGGATTATTTACAGCATTTGTAGTCAGTAAATTCAGGGAATTCTTTAAATCAGATAAGACTAAATTACAGGTATGTATAATGGCTTCAATAGTGGCATATTTAGTATCAGGAATTAGCCTATTCCCTATGCACTTAGCACAAATCAGTTTCTATGCCATTATATTATTAGCATGTTTAGACAGGACATATGATACAGACTATATTAGCACCTACAGTAAGTAAATCTTTCCAGAAAAGGTTAAGGAATTTTGACCCTAACTTAAGGGCTATCTTTAACTGTGAAACCGAGAGATTTGAGATACTTCGCTGGGCTAGCAATAAATGGAACTGGATAATCGCAGTAGAAAACGATGACAATTCATTTAGACCGCTCGACGAAAGAATATTTAAGAAACTCTATGAAATGGATATAATCGCAAGGTATGGCTCTATCGCTAACTGGGAAAAACATATGGATGAAATGCAAGCCAAATGGCGTAAGAGTGAGGATGATAGAGATAACCATAATTTAAAATGCGACCTAAAGGACGACCGAATTCTCTGGCAGAGGGCAGAAGAGAACTTTCGGTCTGGTATAGTAAACGATTTGCCCGAAGAAAAGCATAAGAAAATCATTTCTTACGCTAAATAAGGAGGGGTTATGAAAGTCTGGAACATATCAGATGTAGAGATTAAGCAGATGTATAATAGTAAGATATTTATTATACCTGCCAATACAATGGTGGATTTAGGTGATGATTTAGTGGCGTTCTTATTGTCCAAGCCTGAAATCCGAGGTAAGGGTTTAGTCCAGGTTAAAGACGGAGATAGTAAAGAAGCACGATTTAAAGAAGGTAAATTAAATATCTATAAGAGGGCATCACAAATTTATAGAGACTATGAAAGGCACTGCGAAGAAAGAGGGGAAATCAATAAAACATCTATGAAGCCCCATAAAGAAATACTTGAAGCAAAAAGAGTAATGGATGAATATGAAAAATGGCTTGCAGACGGAGAAATTGTACAGGAAGCAATTAAAGATGAGAAAATCGGTGAGACTAAAGTTTATATGTGTCCAATATGCAATAAAGAGTTTGATGTAAAGGTTGCTTACTTCGGGCATATGAGGTCTCACGAGAAGGGAAAAGATGACACTAGCGGAACTAGTAACAAGAGTACGGGAAAAGGTTGATGAAGCAACGGCAGCTTTCTGGACTGATACAGTAATAACTAATCAGATAAATGAAAGTTACCGTTATTATTGGGCTTTTATATTAAAGGTCTATGAAGGATATTTCAATAAAACAGTCAATATATCATTCGACGGGAATGCGGCAGGAACTTATACCATCTCAACTGATGTTTTCCGCACCCGTCTTGTCCAAAGACTTTTATCTAATGAGAAAGTACCTTTAACCTATAAGGAAATATATGATACTGCTACAGCTAAAACCTTAAGCAATTCTATATCTTCCTTACCTACCTATGATTTTCTAGGTGCTAAAATACGATTTACTCCTGCTCCTGACTTTACTGAAACTGACGCAGTAGAAATTGAAATATCTAAACTATTAACAGACCTATCAGCCTCACAGGATACAGATAGCGAATATCCAGCATTAGCCTTAGACTGCGTAGTCCTGCGTGCCACTATAAAATGTAAAGCCATAGAAGAAATGATTTCAGGGACTGGCGTAGATACTGCCCCATTTGTAGCTGACTTAATGACCACAGAGCAAATGTTAAAAGAACTTTTAGAACAGAGGACTGTTCAAAGAGTAGATGTTGAACCATTTGGAATAGAAGAATAACAGGAGGGTTTATGAGGAAATTGATTTTATTAGTTTTATTGCTATTATGTATACCGCATTTAGCAATAGCGGGAACCACAGAGGAATATCATACATTTTTTACAGAGTATGACCCTGTAAGTAATTCTTTTGTGTATAACCAAGCAGCTTCCACTTCAACAGGTGATTTTGTAGCTGTAAATACTTATACTAGAAAATCTATACAGATTACTGGTGTAGCTGTAGGAGAAGATATAAGGATAAGTATTGAGGGTCGTTCTAAAGACCAACTAAATCCACGTTCTTACCTAAATAGCGGAGTTGCTAACTGGGCAATACTTGATACAGTAGACTTCGGCTCTGCGTCAGCTGATAATGCTATAAACACAATAGTAGATGTAACTGAATTTGTAGATTTCATTAGAATAGGTATTAAAACTTATGGTGCGACAGGAACAAGTGCAATAGACATAAAGGGTCTTTTCACTAACTTAGAACGATAACAAGGGGGATGTATGGCAGAGAAAAATGATTTGAAAGAAATGTTTGATGGATTAAAGGAAGCCGTAACTTTAGGCAAAAATTTAGATGAAGTCAAGAAAGAACTTAATCTATCTAAGACCGAGAAAGCAAGTATTGACAGGAGTTTTAACCTGATTAAAAAAGAACTTGAAGAATTAAGAGCAACTTTTGCTAAGGAGTCCAAAGATAAGAAAGATGAAATAGCAAGGTTAGATAAGATTATAAAGGAAGCACAGGCAAAATATGCTTCTGTATCTTCTCAAAATCAGGGTGAAAGCACTCGCCTTGAAAATGAAAGAGTTAATCTCAAAGCGGAAAAATTAGACTTATCTAAAAGAGAAGATAGCCTTAAAAATAGGGAAACTCTCTTAAGTAAGGGTCAGTCAGAGTTTGAAAATAAGAAAATAATTATAAAGAAAATTGAGGAATTAGCCTCTCAACTATGATACCTCTTACAAAAGTCCGATATTACCTATCTGATAAAGGTCTCCAAGATAAGACCAGCGTCTTAATCCTTGACCCTAAAGAACTCCAAATAGCCCGTAATGTCCATTTCTATGAGACTGGCTCTTGGACTTCAAGGGGTGGATATGCTAAACGATGGACTAATGTCTTATCTGGTGCTCCAATACTCACTGGTCAATATGAGTTTGTAAAGCGTGATGGGACTAAGAAATTTATTGCTTCTGCCGATAAACTCTATTATGGTGCTGATGGTGATACCGCTGGAGTAGAAATAGCAGGGGGATTAACTTTTACCACAGGCAGTAATGGCGAAAATTTAATGTCCTTTATTACCTTTGCCAATAAAACCATAGGAACCAATGGAGTAGAAGCCCTATGGCAATACGATGGCACTACTGCTTCAACTTTAGCGGGTTCACCTCCAATTTGCCCTATTATAGCCAACTATCAAAACTTTGTATTTATAGCAGGGAACTCTACTTATCCATATAGATTATACTTCTCTAATGATGGTGATGAGACTACTTGGGATGGCACTGACTATATAGACATAGGAGATTTGACCGCCCCTATCACTGGATTAGCAGTAGCATTTGGCAAACTCTATATCTTCACTCGTAAAGGTATGTATGAATTAAGGGGCTATGATAGAGATACATTTATAGTAGATGAAGTCTCAACCTCAACTGGTTGCGTAGCCCGTAAATCAATAGTCAAAGTAGATAATAATTTAATATTCCTTACAGATAGGGGTATTTATAGTTTCGATGGTATCAATGTCCATTATTTATCAGGTAAGATACAAACCTATATAGAAGGGCTTAATTATTCAAGAGTTCCCTATGTAGTAGCCGAATTATATAAAGCCAAGAACCAAGTATGGCTTAGTGTATCAACTGGTTCAAATGGGGCAAATAACAATGTAATTTGTATGACTTATGACCCTACTGCTTCTGAAACTTTGGGCATAAAGAAAAATGATGTAGCATTTGCCATCTATACAGGTATGGCATTTAATTCATTTGGGCTTGAAACCTCTGATACAGAACTCGATAGATTATTCGCAGGGAGTTATACTGGTTATGTATTTAAACAAGACTATGGAAATAATGATAATGGTTCAGGGATAGACTTTGTAGTCAAACCTAATCCTATAGACTTCGGTGAACCTGAAACATTTAAAAGATTTCGCTACATAAAACTATTTACCAAGCAAGAAGGTGATTTTAACTTAACTATATCCTATAAGACAGACTTTAAACCTGGCACATCCACTACTACAATGAATATGCAACAGACTACCGATGCCTCGCTATGGGGTTCAATGATATGGGGAGCTTCTACTTGGGGCGGTTCAAGCATAATAAATGATAGGTTAGGATTTAAAGCAAGTGGTAATCATTTAGAATTAATATTTAGCCACTCGACCAAAGACCAGCAGGTAGTGATAAAGGGCTTTACCCTATATGCCCAAATGAAAGGGTTAAGATGAAACCACAGAAATTATATCCATATCGTGATAATCAGGCTCTTGACAAAGACCTTACACAGATTTTTGATTTTATTTCAAGAGGCGACGTGGTAACTACCGCCCCTAACGGAAGTAAAAGCGGGAAAAAGGGGGAATTTGTTTTTTATAATAATTCTGGAACATTTTCCCTATGGGTCAACACGACAAGTTCGACTGTTTGGCAACAGATATGAAAAAAATATTATTATTTAGTTTATTGGTTTTATGTTTAGCAATACCCCTCAATGCAGACCAACAAGACGCAGGGCATTTTGGTTATTGCACTCTTTGTGGTGAGCAGATAAGAAGCATGAGCGATGGAAAACCATTATCTAATTATAGAGAAGTAAAGTTTTGGATGTCTAATGAAAGCGATATGAGAGTAGCGTTATGCAATAACTGTAAAGAAAAATTAACCGAAACTGATTATCCTAAAATTATGGATGGAGTAAGAGCTGGATGGATGCAGGAAATAAACAATAAGAAATGGAAACCCAAAAGGATATTAAGTTACAAAGAAAGATTTTTTAATATCACAATTTTAAAGAGGATAGAATGAAAAAACTATGGATTGCTATTTTACTATTGCTCATAACTGTTAATGGATATTCTGCTGTCCCTCATACTTTCGCAAATGGAACAGTTGCAGACGCTACGGAAATGAACGATGATATGGATTATTTTGAAAATAAATTCTCTACCTCTGGCGGACACGACCACGATGGTAGTGATAGTAAATATATTACAGTATTAGGGACTCTTCAAAGTGCATTAACTGTACAGGGAATTACTACCCTTAATGGGGCAATAAATCTTAATAATGATGTTACAGCAACGGGGGATTTAGTAGCCGCAGGGACTTTTACTATTGGCGGTAAAACTACCACCACTGAAATAAACGTATCTACTCTTACTGCTTCACAACCAGTATTTTCAAGTTCTACTGGAGATTTAGTATCAGTAAATCCAATACCTATTGCTAATGGTGGAACAAACTCTACATCCACTACCTATTGTAATCTAACTTCTAATGTTATTGGGACACTTCCAGTAGGAAATGGGGGAACAGGAGCAACAGCAGCTTCTAATGCTGCCAATGGTGTAGTAGTATTGGATGCTTCTGCTTATGTTCCAGATGCTTCAGTAGATACCACAGCCTTAAAGACAGCGACAAGTGAGGTGGGGGGTGCAGATGGGAGCTATACTGCAACGGGTGGACAATATTGCCATTATCCACAAATAAAAGCAGCAGGGACAGCTGGATATGCATATATAGCAAATTATACCCCTAATAAAACGAGTTATATTACTAATATCTCCATGAATATGGAAAACAGTGGATATGCTATATTCAGATACCATACAGCGTCAGGAGAAGATTATTGGCTTTTCTTATTAGTAGATAAAAATACAAAAGATGTATTAGCAATGTCAGGAGCACCAGACCATCCAGCTTATGGTAACTCAAATGATTTTAATAAACAACCTCATCCATTTCCAAGTTATGACGCTAATACACAAGATATAGTTTTAATAGAAAAAATGCAGGCAAAAGTAATTCAAACCGAAGCTAAAGATAAAGGGTTATCTGTATTGGAATTGGTGGATAGGGATTATAAGATAGACTTTACACAAACTTATCCTTATGTGCCTATACATTCAGGGCAGTTTTCACCTGAACATACTCCTGTATTAGTAGAGAGTATTCCTAATTATATTCAGGTAAGGAAATTAGTCTTGGCAACAGATA